TAATCTACCATCAATATACCATTTTCGATATATATCATGAGCATATGCATTAAAATTTAATAACTTTAATACTTCGTCAAACTCATTCTTGATAGTTTCTTTCATCTTATCAGATATATCAAGTTCATCCATTATAATATCTACTGGAGATTCATCATGGTCTCCTACTATTGATTCATTTACTATATCCTCAATAGCAGCATCGCATTCTGGTTGAGCTGCAATATCTCTATATTTTAAAATTAAATCGACTTCATTTTTGACCTTATCGCCGTCCATGTCGATATACGCACCAAAGTGACCTCCGGCCTGTATAACACCCGAACCATCTTCATCAGTCTTAGGTACAAAAGAAGGCAACTCTTTTTGAGTTGTTTTCTTTTTAATTTCAAATCCAAATAATTCTGCCATTTTTCCTCACTAAAATAGAGGGGACATTTCATCCCCTCTAATAATATTTATAAACCTACGAAGTAGTGTCTGATTCCCAGTATTGTACCTGGAATTCAACAGTGAACTCTTCTATAGTATTTTCTGAATCATAACTTACTTCTATCTCAGAAATATTACTTGGAAATATACCTCTAAAGTTATATGTCTTTGTAACTTCTCCAGCTTTATTCAATTGCTCAACAATTGCATCAGCTTGATAGTCAGTAGGATTAGATAATCCTGTATTTAAGTTATTATTGTTAATACCATTACTCCAACGTTCCATAGCATTCCTAACCTCGAAACCAACATCGTTAATGATAGTTACGTTCCAAGGGTCAAATGTTCTGTCACCAGCAATTTGCAATGTTCTACCTCTGAATAATACAGGGATAGGTGCAATTATTGATGCAGGCATTTGAGCTGTTTTACACATAAATGATGCAAGTTCTACATCACCTTGTGCATAACTAGGAAAGTTCAAAGTGACTTTGAATAAGTTAGCTCTTGCTCCACCGCCTACTAGTTTTGATTTAAAATCGTCTACGCCTAATATTGCCATGTCTTATCCTCCTAAGAACCTGAAATCTCGGAGAATTCTACTCCGGACCTAGTTGCCACAAAACTAAGTGATATAAAGTTAATACTTCTTGCAGGCTTGACAAAAATGTCAGCTACAAATTTATTACCATCTATCACTGCTTGTGTGTTGTTGGTGTTATCACAAACTACTAAAAAGTCTGTAAGTCCACGTCTACCTTTGACGTCTCTTAAGAACGGTTCAACTAAATTTCTGAACTGTGCTCTTGTAAATTCGTCGTTAAATTCAAATAGTTGTGCTTTTGCAGCAGTACTAATTGCTTTTTCTAATGTAATGAAAAGTCTTCTTACGTTAATTCTGTCGAATGATGAAGGTCTGCTTAATAAAGTTTTGTCACCAAATAATATTGTACCTTGTCCAGGTAATGATACTATTGGATTAACTCTTGCTTTATAAAGTGTATCTCTATCTGCTTTCTTCGGGTTAAACGCTAACTTAGTTACTCCTAAAAGTTGACCTCTGTTTACACCTGCTGGTGAGAACCATGCATCTGCCACGTTATCTGTGTTAGCGCATAATCCTGCTTGGTGACCTGCAGCTCCAATCCATCTGTATACATCGTTATATTTGTCATATACATAAAGAGCTGTTGAATCACATGAAGCATAAGAAGATGAAGTTAAACCATCTGCAAATGTTTTAACATCTGCTGCTGGTGTTGAACTACCTACTGTGTCTTCAATTGGAGGTGATACAAATGCCATACAATCTTTTCTAGAACTTGCAATTGATATTAAATCTTCTGCAATTGCTTCTTCGCCATTAGCGTCAGGAGCTGCAAAAAGTAAATTAACATCTTCAGTTTCTGAATCTTCTAAAAGGTCGAAACCTAATGCAATTTCTCCAGTTGTAGGAGTGTTATCGTCTGAGCCACCTGAAAGTGAACTCGTTAAAGCCGTTGTGCTAGTAACAAAAGTAGTATTAGCTGATACAGTTTCACCTGCATCTGTTAGGTTAGTGTCATGAGCTGCCCAATATATATACGCAGATTGTTGATTAATAACATCTTTGTAATAATTAGTTGAACCATCAGATTTCTTAGCATCAGATGCTTGAGAAAGATATCCAAATGATTCTAATACAGTTCCAACTTCACCAGAAATAGCTCCATCTTCATCAATAACGACGACATGTACTTCGTCAGCTGCTGATGTTTTTCCTAGATTTGATGCATACTCGGAAGTTCCTGGTATAGAATCAAAAATGCTAGAATATAGGTATTTAGTTCCGTCACTGCTTGTTAAGTACTGTATAGTACTAAAATTAGAAACACCGGCTGTCACTAAACCTACTTTTATGCTATTACCTAATACACCTGGATGTTTTGCAATCCAGCTACCAACACTCAAACTAGAATTATCATAATCTTCATCATTTTTTATCAGCTGTCCGGAACCATCTGAAGTCGCGTTTTCGTGACCTGATGCTACTCGAACCACTTTAAGAGCATTACCATACTTTAAGAAAGATGCTGCTACTAAAAAGTGCTTAGCTGTGGAATCATCTGGTGTACCAAATTTTGCTGCTAGTTCATTTTCAGAACTGACAGTTACAATTTCGTCCACAGGACCCCAGTTGAATGAGCCTGCAAATCCACCAATGCTGGTTGATACTGCTGGGACTACACTCGTGGCGTCGATTTCTTGAACCTGAACGCCTGGTGATACTTGAAATGCCATCGCTTTGTCCTCTAT